ATGCAGGCGCACCTGTCGAAGAACGGCGACGCAGCCATCGGCGTGCCTCGCGGTCACGGCAAGTCCGTGCAGATCGGCATCCGCGAAGCGTGGGAGATTGGCCGCAACCCGCACATCCGCATCAAGCATGTGGGACAGACCGTGGTGAAGGCGCAAGAGCAGATCCGCATGGTGGTGCAGATCATGCGCTCCGATGTCTACCGCGAGGTGTTCCCCGAGATTCAGATCGTGAAGCCCAAGCCCGATGACGATGGCTCTAGCGAGATCATCGTGAAGTCGGAAACCATGCACCGCGACCCGACGATGCAGGCTGCGAACATCTTCGGACGCGCAGGTGGCCGCGTCGATCTGCTGATCGGCGACGATGTGTGCGACCTTCGCAACTCCGTCCTCATCCCGGCAGAGCGCGAGAAGGTCAAGGAAGCGTGGCGCAACAACTGGCTACCCATGCGCGACTTCAGCGCGGGTCGGCCCCGGACTTGGCGGCTGTTCACCCCGTATCACTCGGACGATCTGACCGCCGAATGGAAGCGCGTAGGCGAGCAGGACGGCACGCTGTTCTGGCGACCGTGCCGGGGCTTTGAGAGTCCGTGGGGCGAGGTGTTCACGCCGGACATCCTGCAAGCGCAGCGGCGCGAAATGGGGCCGCTCGGCTACGCACGCGCCTACGAACTCATCCCCGTGTCGGACGAGAGCCTGATCTTCCGGCCCGAGTGGCTCGAGCAGGGCTACTACACGGGCGACCCGGCCCACGATGCGACCGCCAACGGCACGGTGGTAGCGGCGATTGACTGGGCATTCACCGCAAACGCCACAGGCAGCGGCGACTACAGCGTGTGCGTCATCGCCTTGATGGACTCACAAGCCAATGTGTGGGTGCTGGAATGCCTCCGCATGCAGGCCACATTCCCAGAGTTCCTGCGCCGAGCCGTGGATGCCTGCGACCGTCTAGGGGTCGCGCAGATCATCGCCGAGGGCAACGGCCCGCAGGCTGGCCTGTGCCAGCAACTCCAACAGTCCACCCGCATACCCGTGCGGCGCGTCGCACGCACGAAGGACAAGATCACGCGGGCGAGCGAGGCGCAGGCGATGGTGGAGCAGCATCGGCTCCGGCTTCGGTGTCGAGCGGATGGCCGGGTCGAAGCGTCCCAGCAGCCAATCGTTGATGAACTCGTCGGATTCCCCGCAGGGGAGCATGATGACACCGTGGATGCCGTGGTGGATTTGCTAGAGCATGCCCGCACGCGCCGATATGATCCACGGGCAAAGCCAGCCACAATCAAAAGCATGAAGCCGCAACTGTGGCGACTCTACGGAAACAACCCCTAATGCCAAGCGACGCAAATCAGACCCAAGGCGGCGACCAGATCCGAATGGCTCCCGTGTTTCAGGCACTCGTCACCCCGGTCGAGATGCAGAGGAGTTATTTCCTCTCCGTAAATAAGATCCTTCGTCAAGGCTCGCTGGCGTTCCGCAAGGATCGAAACCTTCAGCGGCAGATGCGATATGACCCCGACATCATGGGGCCGCTCGTCATGCTGCAACTCTCGGTCGCGTGCGCGGAGTGGGCGGTTCAGGTTCCCGCAGACATGCAGGGCGACGAGCAAGCCACGGAGCAGGCCGCGTTCGTGGAGAAACTGCTGAAGAACACCCCGCGCTTCACGGACATGATGCGTCACCTGTTGGACGCGCTTTGGTACGGTCGGTCGGCGGTCAACATGGTGTTCGGCAAGCAGGGCGAGACGATCTACATCCGAGACTGGATGCCGATCCACGGCGACAGCCTGACCATGACCGAACTTGGTCAGTTGGGCCTGAAGGTTGGCCCGCGCTACTACACGCAGACCATCGGCGGCGCAGCCCCGGACACGGACAAGATCAACGGCACGGTCATCGGCTGGGATAGCCGCGTCCTGCCGCTAGACGATCAGCAGCGAGCCACCATCGCGCTGCACACCTATCAGCCGCAGGGCGTGGACTTCGATGATCCCTACGAGGCGGAAAACGCCTACCTCGGTCGCGGAATGCGCGATCTGGTTTGGTACTACTGGTCGCTGAAGCAGGCCGCTTTGCAGAATTGGGCGACCTACATCGAACGCTACAGCATGGGCATTCGCGTGGGCAACTACCCCGTGGGCAATGAGGCTGCGAAGGCTGACATGGAGTCGGCCATGCAGAACCTCCTCGGCGATGTCTCGGTGCTGATTCCGAAGAACGCAGACGGCACCGATGCAGGCTTCGGCATCGACATCATGGAGCCGAATGGCGGCAACGCGGAAGCGTTCGCCAAGATGGTCGAGTACCTGACCGAGAACATCAAGGAAGTAATCCTCGGCCAGACTGGCACTTCGCAGGCGGTCACAAGCGGCCTTGGCTCGAGCATCGGCGACCAGCACGCGCAGACGCTCAACCGTCAAGTAACCTACATCGCAAACGCGCTGGCCGAAACCATCACGCGCGAAATCGTCACTCCGCTGTTCCGCATGAACTTTGGCGACGATGCCATCCCGCCGTCGTTCTCATTCAGCGTGAGCAAGCCGAACCCGGATGAGTACATGAAGGCGATTGAGGCGTTCACCAAGTTGGGTGGCCGCGTTAGCGAGCGCGAGGCACGCAAGGTGTTGGGCCTTGCCGAGCCGGAAGATGACGAAATGGTGCTTCAGGCTCCGTCCGAGGGTGGCATGGGCGGCGGCGCAATGCCTCCGCTTGATGTCCGCCCAATGGGCGAAGAGCCGGGTGACGCAGGCCCGGACGAAAGTCAGCCGTTTCAGAAGGACAGATTCGCCCTGTCCGATGTTGACCTGACCCCACCCAAGGGCGCAGCCGAGGCCGCTGCCCGTGGGCTGGAACTCCGACGCAAGCACGGTCGAGGCGGCACGGAAGTCGGCGTTGCTCGCGCACGCGACCTCTCAAACCGCAAGACGCTCTCGCCGTCCACCGTGCGTCGGATGCACTCGTACTTTGCGCGGCATGAGGTTGACAAGCAGGGCGAGGGCTGGGGCGAGGACAGCGCGGGCTACATCGCGTGGCTGCTCTGGGGCGGCGATGCGGGCAAGTCGTGGGCGAAGAAGAAGGCTGCCGAACTGGATCGCGCCGAGGGCAAGGACGAGCAGGCAGCGAAGGCCGACCCCGTAGGCGACAAGATCGCGCTGCTGATCCGTGAGGGCTATCCGCAGGATCAGGCGGTGGCTATCGCAAAGAGCATGGAGCGGCGTGGCGAACTGCACGCGAAGCGCGGCAACAAGACCAAGGCCAGCAAGCCCAAGGCCCGTCGCCGCAAGTGACCGAGTTTGAGCGCATCTACAGGCGCGGACTCGCCGATGTCCGGCGTTGGTATCTCGCGGCCCTAGCCGCGCAGGTGCGCGACGAGCCGGAGGACGCTGCCGAGGCGTGGGAGCGGTACGGCGAGGTGCTAGGGCAGGTGATGACCCTAACGGCCCTAGCGGGCGCAGCGCAGGCCCACGCGGCTACCAAGGAGCAGGGGAACGACTGGGAGGCTGGAGAATGGCCGGAGGAGCGTCCGGAGACATTCGCCGCTGCGTCGGCGGGCTTCGGCCCCGGCGCGTACTGGAAGGCCATCCAAGCCTTCAGGAACCGTATCCCGCGTTCATGGTTGGAGGTGCGCCGTATCCGGGCGAAGATGCGACGGCTGGCCGAGCGCATCGCCAAGGCCGAGAGCCGTGAAGCCATCCGCGACCTGTCCAAGCGGCTGCAAGCCCTGCAAGACACGCTCTCTGGATCGTTTCGCGTCAAGGGCGCGACAGACGCGCAGGCTCGCCGCATCCGCGACCTGATCGCGCAGAGCATGGTAAACCAGTCCATCCCAAAGGGACTCAAGACTGGGAGCCTGTCTGCGTTCATTCGCAGGGCGCAAGTCGAAGGCATCATTGGCATGACCTCGGCACGGCTTGAAACGGTCTACCGCACGAACACAGCCACGGCCTACAACGAAGCCACAGCCGAAACGATGGACAGCCCAGCGGTTGCGCGATGGGCGCCGCTCGTGCGGCTGGTCGAGATTCACGACAGCCGGACGCGCGGCGCACCCGGAGGCGTGTACCGTCCGAAGGGCAAGAGCAAGAATCCCGGATCGCATTGGCAGATGGACGGCTACATCGCCACGGCGGCTGACATGCGCTCGCAGGGGCTTGTGCCGCCGAACGGATTCAACTGCCGAGGCTCGCTAGAGCCTGTGACCTTTGATGAGGCCAAGAGCATGGGCTTCATCCGCAAGGACGAAACTCTAGATCGTGCTGCGTTGGCACGGTATAACGCAACCCGGCAACGCATCATCGACAGAGGCGATTACCCAGACCCCGGATTCAAACGATGAACACAGAAGACAAGTTCTACTTCGGCAAGCACCGCCAGCCCGAGCGGTTTGCGAGGCGCGACGATTTGTACCGAATGCTTTCTCGTCCCGTGACGGTTAGCAACAAAAGCGAAATGGGACGGCTTGCTTCCGAAGCGATGAAGCAGTCCGATTTCACTCCGTCCGGCGAGCAGATGAGCCTGCATGATTTGGCTAATGATGTCGGGATTGAGATTGAGGCATTGCGTAGTCGATCCTCCCGCCCCGGCAAGCCCGACGAGTTCGATCTTGAGGAAGCGTGTTGGGATGGCTACGAGCCTGTCGGCACGAAGCGCAAGGACGGTCGAACCGTGCCGAACTGCGTGCCGATGAAGAATGAGAAGCCCGAGCGGTTCGATGCGTCGAGCCTTGATCGCAAGGGGTTTGCGGCGGCTTCGTCATCGCCCATGCTTGGCAAACTGCTCTCCGAGAAGCAGATGCCCGAGGGCGGATGGCGTGCGGTCGAGACTGGCGGCGGTTCGCTGGTCATTTCGTTTGAGGACGGCGATGTGGCTGGGAACTTCGCTCGCCGCGTGGCGAGCAACGGCTACAGCGCGACTGCTCCGGTGCAGTCCATCGGACGCTACTGGAATGTGGAGGTGAAGAATGGCAAGTGAGAACGAAGTGCGTCTGCAACTCAAGGGCGGTCGCTCAATCAAGATCGTCCGCACCGAAACGCCGACGGGCGGCATGTGGAGCATTCCAGAAATGCCCGAGATCGCGGCGCATCAGAACATCTCCGTGATTCGCGATCGCCTGCGTGGCAAGGGCTTGATTGCCTCCCGCTCCGGCGAGAAGGACATGATGGCTCAACCGAAGTTCAAGGTGGGCGATAAGGTTAGGAATACACATGGCGATGTGATTGGATTCGTGTCAGGCTTGTCGATGGATACCAACCTCGAGCCTGTGTATCGACTTGTTGACGAGCGAAAGCGAGGCATCGGGCAGTTCAAGGAGCGGCACTTGATGCTTGCCTCTCGCCTCGGCGCGAAGGCGACCTTCAAGGTCGAGGATCGCTTCTACTTCGGCAAGGGCCGCAAGGAGCGGTTTGATCGCTACGGGTACGAAAAGATGGATTATGATCGGCTGGTGCGCGAGAGTTGGCATTTGAAGGATTCTGCGGAATACGCAGTAAGTCTTGGGCGAAAAGATAATGAACTCCGACAGAAAATGAGTGCGTTGCAAAAGGAGTTCACTCGACGCGGATTCACGGCAGCAGCCACGGTTTTGGATGCAGCATTGCGAAAGCCATTCTCCCGACCCGGCCAGCCCGAGCGGTTCGAACTGTCTTTCAATCGCTCCGAGGTCGACCGAGCAAAGTCGGAACTGCGGTCGCTTGTTGATGTGCATCGCCGTCTTGCAGACAAGGCTGAAGGCGTGAAGGCTGCAAAGCATCAAGTGGTCGCCGATGTTCTTGCGAGACTGATCAATCAGGGGCCGGAAGTCCTTGCAGCAATCGGATTCCGCAAGGCTTCGTATTGGAATGCCCGCGCGATGGAACTGGCGAACGCTAGTTCGTCTGGCTACGGCCCAATCCTCAAGACTCTGATTTCAGAAGCCGAACGCGAATACCGAAGCCATTGACCATGCCAGCATCCCACACCGTCGAGAAGACCGAAGAAGGCAAGGTTCGCATCAAGAACCTTGAGTTGTTCATGGGCTTCGATCCGTCCATCGACTCGGACGATGACGAGGCCATGCAGGGCTACGACAATCGCAAGGTGCGCGACATCGTTTCACGCACCGGGAAGTTCATCCAGCGCGGCTCGCGTCCCAAACTGGTCATTGAGCATGAGAAGGACGGCAAGCCCACGCGGCCAGAGGCGGTAGGCGACATCACCAGCGTCCGCTACGAGGAGCGCAACGGCGTTGCCTATGTGGTCGGCGATGTCGAGATGCCGAAGGAGGCGTTCGATTCGCTGCTGGCGACCAACGCATTCCCTCGCCGCAGCGCGGAGATTTGGAAAGACAATCACTTGTCGGAGGTGGCTCTGCTCGGGCGCGATACGCCACGCAGGCCGCTGCCTGACACTCGGTTCACGAAGCACGGCTCGAAGGTGGTCTTTGAGCGTCCGCTTGGAGTGGTGCGCGTTTCTATTGACTCCAAGGAAAAGTTTGATGAAATTGGCGTGGGTGGAGGACTCAACACCTTCATCCCGTCCGCAGGAACCAAAAGGAAGAACATGCCAAAGCACATGAAGAAGAAGATGGAAGCCGACGAGGAGGCCAAGAAGGCTCTGGAGGCTGCCGCTATGGAGTGCGCGGTTGACGAGGACGAGGACAAGATGGCCGAGGAGGCTGATGCCGAGGCGATGGCCGCCGAGGGCATGGAGTTCGCTGGCCCCATGGACGGCGACGAAGACGAAGAGAACTTCGCCGACGGCGTGCATGTGGACATCGGCTCGCATCAGGGCGAGGAAGAGGAAGAGGAAGAGGAGATGGAAGCCGCCTATGGCGGAAAGGCCAAGATGAGCAAGGGTGACAAGTCCACGAAGGCTCTGTTCGCGCGCGTGCAGGAACTGGAGAAGCAGTTGAAGTTGGAGCGGTTCGGCAAGGAAGTCGATTCCATGATCCGCGACGGCTACCGCTGCGGCAAGTTCCGCAACAGCATGGTGGAGGAACTGTCGGACGCTGCCAACCCCGGCGCGAAGATCGCGTTCTGGAAGGCCACGATGGCCCGCCTGCCGCTGAATGTTCCGACCGTGGCGCAGCACACCGTGACCGATGAGGGTGGCGAAACCCTCGACCCCAAGGTGGCGACCGCTCGTGCGGTGCATGAGGCCGCTGGTGACCTCGCCAAGTTCAAGCAACTGTTCGCAAAGTACACGGGCCAGAAGGCCTAATCGAAAGGACAAGACACAATGGGATCTTTCTCTGACACTCCGGCACTCATCGCGGGCGGCACGATTCAGCCCTACCGCTTCGTTCGGCCTTCGACCTCGGCTGACGATACGGGCCTTCAGTCCGCTGCCATCACCACTCCGGTTCTCGGCGTGACCGACGGCAGCACAAAGGCGTTCAACAGCGCAAATCACGCGGAGACTGGCGACCCCATCACCCTTCAGGGTGGCGATGTCGTGCTGGTTGAGGCTGGTGGCAACATCACTCGCGGTGCGATGGTGGAGTCGGACAGCGATGGCAGGGCCATCACGCAGTCCAGCACCGCAGGTCTGAACTACAACGGCTATGTGGCACTTCAGAGCGCGGCATCTGGAACCATCATCCGTATCCAGCGCATTGCTGGCTTCGCTCGCTTCACCGCCTAATCCAACAGCCGAACCAACAAACAAAAGGAGAAATGAAACATGGCTCTTGAAGGAATTGGTGGTGGACTGAATAGTTTCGTCCCCACTTTCTCTGCCGCTACCGGGCAGATTCAGATCGAGTTCACTCGCAGCGTCAACCGCTTCCCCATCACGCAGTACGCGCAGATCGTGCCCGTGCAGCAGCAGAGCGGCTACTACCTGCGTATCGACGAACAGGAGACTGCTCGTGTGGTCAACACGCAGGATCTGCTGTGGCCTCTTGGTGAGGATCGTCCTACTGGCATCAACTCGGACTTTGAGTTCAACCAGTTCACCACGCAGCGTTTCCAGACCTCGTTCCACATCCCGCAGGAGACTGCTCGTCAGGCTCAATGGGATGTGGTGGCGAGCCATGCCCGCATCGCGGCTGCGAAGATGATGACTCACCGTTCGCTGCGTATGGCTACGCAGTTGACCACGAGCAGCAACTACAACACCAGCGGTGGCAGTCAGAACTACTACGCTGCCGCAACCAATCTGGTGACTGGCGTTGACCTCACCACCGCCGATGGCGTGCAGAAGATCATCCGTGCGGCAATTGAGCGAATCGTGCAGAACACGGTCGGTGCGGTGTCTCCCAAGGACATTCTGCTGGTGGTCAATCCCATCACGGCTCGCATCATGGCTACCAGCGACGGCGTGCGTGACTATGTGAAGAACTACCCCGCTGCGTTCTCTTTCTTGAAGGGCGACGATACCTTCGCGGCCTACGGTCTGCCGCAGACGCTGTTCGGTCTGGGCGGCGTGGTGGTCGATGACACCGTTCGCGTGACTAGCCGCAAGGGTGCTACCGATGCGCGTGGCTTCCTCTACGGCACGGAGTCTGCTCCCGGCATGGTGTTCGTGAGCCGTCCCGGCGGTCTGGTTGGAAACGAAGGCCCGTCGTTCTCGACGGCGACCATCTTTGCCTACGAGGACATGACCGTGGAAACGATGGACGATCCGTGGAACCGTCGCGTGCGTGGCAGCGTGACTGACAACAGCGCGACCGTCCTGACGGCTGCTCTGTCCGGTCTGTACATCGCCGACGCGAACTCCTGATCGGCTCTGACTCTGCAACTTCAGGGCCGCTCCGCTAACACCGGGGCGGCCCTATTTCATGGAGGACTGACCTATGGCAATGGCGCAACTTCTCTCCAACACGCTCTTCATCCGTTACGCCGACGAGCGACTGCTGAAGGAACTGGCTACCGACACCAACGCAGACGGCACAATCTCGTCGTCCGACATCATCACGGAAGCCCTGCTCCGTGGCGGCGAAGAGGTGGCGAGCGCGGCTACTCGGTCGAACTCTTACACCGTCATTGAACTTGAGGCTCTAGCCACCGAGGGCAACGCGCTGCTGCGCGGACTCGTGGCCGATCTGGCCTTGTGCTACCTGTTTGAGCGGCGTGGCGGCGATGTGCCGGAGTCGATCAAGGCCAAGGCTAATAGGGCGCAGGAGGCTCTAGGATCGCTCCGGGACGGCAAGCGGGTATTTGCCGTGGATGCCAACCGACAGGCTGGGACGGCCTCTGTGGCGGTCATAACGGCCTCCACGCGGGGAAGCCTCCGAATGGCCTCGGATGACTCGTTCTACCCGACCCGGCGCACAGAAGCGTACTGATGGATCTGGGACGCGAACTAGTCCGGCGGCTTGGCAGCAGGGGGGCCAATGTTGCGCTTGTGCTGGTCAAGCAGGCCAAGCAGCGCATCCGCACGCGAGGCGCGGATGTGGGCGGCTACGCGCGCCTGTGGGCCGACACGGCCACCATCAAGGTCTGGAAGGGCCGGGGCAAGAACCGCAAGCAGGTCGATCTGCCCCACTACCGGGCTGGTGGTGTGCCGCTCGCCGACACGGGCAACCTGCTTCAGAGCCTGAACGGGACGATTCAGGAGATCCCAAACGGCGTGCGGCTGTTCCTGCGCGGCCCGCTCTATGCGGTGTTCCAGCACCACGGCTTCAAGACGAGCGGCGGCAACTTCATCCCGTTCACCCGTGGTGCTGTCCGGCGCGATCCCAAGGCCATCAAGGCCAAGGAGTATCTGTACGCGAAGAGCGGCGTGACCGTCCCGGCCCGCCCCATCTTCGCCATGCCATCGACTGCGAAGGCCGAGTTGGCTCGCGCTATCGCTCGCGCTCTGGGTGCGCGTTAGAATCAAACAGGAGGAATCCCCATGCCAGTAGCAATCGAAGTCGTCGGCCCCCACACCATTTCCGTCGGAGGTTCTGTCATTGGCCGTGGCGATAACGACGACCTGTTCCGCATCGAAGTCGAGTACCAGTACACGGATGTGTTCACTAACGAAACGGGCACGATGCCCGCTGCGGCTATCCGCACGGGCGCAAAGGCACAGGTGTACTTCTCGCTTGTGTCGATTGATCGCACGACCATTGCAACTGCCGTGGAGGCTACGGACGGCGGACAGACCACTAGCGGCTACGCATGGTCGAAGGTCGGAACGGATGCCCAGAGCAGCACCGTTGCCATTGTTCTGACTGGCGCAAAGACCATCACCGTGTCCCGCGCTCGGCTGATTTCGATGAAGCAGCAGGACTTCGGCAACAAGGCGAGCCGCGTCGTGTTCCATTACGAGGCTCTGCCAAGCCCGTCCTCGCTTGATTCGGCTATCTTCACAGTCGCATGAGCAAAGAAACCCAATTCATCTCCGAGTACCCCGTCGGCGACAAGGCGTTCAAGATTGACGCGCTGCTGGTTCTGTCCGAACTCACCCTCGCGGGTGCGACGGACAATCCCACATCCGAGCAACTCATCAAGGCCGTCAAGGCTGCGGTGCGTCCTGTCTCCGATGCCGACTTGATTACCAACGCCGAAGCCCACGCGCTCGCGCTGCGAGTGATGATGAGCCTGAAGCAACTGGGAAACGCTGGCGCACCGTAGCGATCTTTGCCGCTGTCTACGGTGTGACCCCTTGGCAGTTGCCACCTGAAGTGGCGTTGGGCCTGATGATGAATCTTGGCCTTGCAAATGCTTGGAAGTCCGTACCCGTTGTGCAGGGTGTGGGCCTAGCGTTCGGAGGCAAGGATGCCATCAGCGGCTTCATGCCGACGCTGTTTGGTCGAACCGCTAGCGTTCGGGAACAGATTGCGGCATCATTTGGCGAGATGAGGAGAAGCCATGACCGTTAGTTTTTCAACCCTGTATGCCCGCATCGGCAAGTTGATGGGCATCGCCAAAGCGCAGATTGATGCCCGCTCCGCGCTGCAAGACCGCGTGAAGGGGACGGGATCGTTTTCAGGCTCGGGCCTTGACGGTCAGTACGACTCCAGCACCCGGTACATGATCTCCGGCGTGTTGGATTACTTCTTGAACTTGACCCGGACGGCAGACACCAGCATCACGAACTCCATCGGCGGCGCGACCAAGACCGTGACCGAGATGGTGACTGCGGACAATGGCAACATCCCCAAGAGCGCGATCCCGGCGTTCAAGGAACTGAACCGCCAGATGCGAGCGGCCAGCACCACGCTCTATCAGAATGTGGTGACGCAGGGCAGCGTGTCCTACGCGGCTGCGAATGTCGGCACGGGCAAGATTCTTCTCCACGGCACGCCGTCGCAGATGTCTCCGAGCGAGACAATCACTTTCCAATGTATTAGCGATACCACGACCGGGGCGACGGCTGGCCGAGAGGTGTTCCAGATCACGGGCGGTCTGCGCGTGCCGGATGTCACCTCCAACCTTTGGCCGGGTGGCAGCGGGGCGAACTTCACGCTTGCGAGCAGCGACTACAACGACTCAAAGAACACGCTGACCAACGGCGGCTTCGATACCTTCACGGGCGGCGTGCCGGACGGGTGGACGGTTGTGACTGGTGCTGCATCTCTGTCTCAACTGTCTACAGGAACATTCCGAAATGGTTCTGCGCTTCAACACAGCGGATCGGTTGCTGGAACGATCTCGCAGACGAGCGCACAAGTTGTGCTTGGCCCCGGCAAGCGCATCTTGTTTGGCTTTTGGGCCAAGAAGGTGAGTGGTACGCAAACCACGGATGTCGCAATGGCTTTGTCCACGCCGACTGGCGATCTCGTCGAACAGGATGCCGCCTTGCTGACCACATCGTGGGCTTTGAATGTGTTCTCTTACACCATGCCCTTCGATGCCCCGGCTGCAAGTGTCACCGTGGAGTTCCGATTCTCGCAGGATGTTGGGTGCGTCAAGGCCATCGACTGCGCGTTCGTATTTGTGCCTCCGCAGGCGGGAACGAACGGCCAGTTCATCCAGATCATCGGCGGCGCAACGGACTGGCGCATCGGCGACTACGCGACCGTGGCGATCTCCAACAACTACCAGTCGAATGTTCTGACCTACACCGAGCGGTTCTTCGCCCCGTTTGCCAACGGGATTGAACTGCCGACCGCATCGCCGGGAAGCATCACAAACAGCGTCATCCCGTGAGTGACATCACCGCCACAACCACGCTCGGCGCGTTCTTCTCTGCGATTGCTGGCAAGATCGCTACGGAACTTTCCTACGCATCGAATCGCGTTTTCGTGGTGGACAAGTTGCGGCTACAGGATTCGGCTGTGCCGAACATCCAAATCGAACCCGTGAGCCTAACGGCTCTCGGCGACATGAGCGGCCTGAACGGCTCCGCGATTGAGTACCGAGTGCATGCCGTGGTCAAGGTCGAGTACGACTTTGCCAAGCGCATGACGGAGAGCCTTGTGGACAATAAGAGCGCGTTCTTGACCGCCAACGCGGCTGCGGCTGCGCTCAAGGGCTATGTGCCCAACTCGGGTAGCAGCGAGCAAGTGTGGATGAAACTGGATGCAGGCACGCACGATGACCTGACCGGGCTTGTGAGTGCGTCTGCGACGATGCGTTCATTCGTGAGGATCATGGCCGATGGCTGACGAATCTCTAGGACACATTGACCTCCGCATGGTCACTAGCGGCCTGACTGGTGGGGCTGTCGGTGGTGGTGCGGCAGGCGGTGGCGGTCAGAACACCGTGTCATCAATCACGCAGGCCATGTCGAAGATGTCGTCCGCTTTGGATGTCGTTCGCATGGGAGCGCGAGGTGCAGGCGTCGGAGACATCGTTGCATCGGGTGCTGGATTGGCGGCTGGTGCTGGCGCAGGTGGCATGGCATTGGCTGGAATGGCGATTGGATTGGGTGTCGTTGCTGCTGCCGCACTTGCAATCAAAGTCGGAGTGTCTGCAATTCAAGGCCGTGTATCGGAATTGGCTCGCGTCAATGCAGGAATGGCGCAGCAGGAAGCCTTGAATCAGATCGCGGACATCCGCAGAGACATGGCCGAAGCCCGTGTGCTTGGCCCGCTCTATGCGAAGGTTTCCGAGATCATGCGTTCTCTCAAGGATGCGATCCAGCCATTCTTGATTCTGTTCAAGGGGCTGTTCACAGCCATCATCATTCCGATCTTGAATGGCTTGGTCAGCATGCTCAATGGTCTAGCAAAGTACATTCCGTGGATACTGCAATTCATCATTGCAGCGTTCCAGCAACTCTCGTTCATGGCGAACATCATCTCGGTGTTTCTAGCGGATTTGGCTACCTATTTCACGGACATTGCTACTCCATTGAATGGGCTGGCTACTGGGTTCTCTCTGTTGGGTTTTGGCGTTACGACAATCATCGGCCAACTTGGGCAAGTGCTGAACAATCTGAACCAGCAGCAGGGCGCACAAAGTCCAAACCAATGGGCCATCAGCACGCTGAATGCGCTGTCTAGCGGCGGCGCGTTGACTCCTGCGCTCGTCCCGGCTGGCCCGACTGCACCGGGATACAACCCGAAGAAGCCGAAGGTGAATCCATGATCTTGACCTATCTGGTTGGCGGCACGACCTACACCGTCAACAATGTGAAGTTGACGCGGTTCTCAACCGAGAATCTGTACGAGGGCGACGCATTCAACCGAACAGGTCGAAAGCATGTCATCGAAGGAACGGGCTTGATCCTTGGAACGAGCGACCCATTCACGGGCAGCATCTCGGATGTCCGGCAGGGCTTGAACCGTCCACGCGGCACGCTGTCCCTGAAGTTCGATGATGGCAGCACGGTGGCTCTTGCATCGTCATCGGACTCTGGAACCGCAACGGCTGACACGCGTAACGGCCCACTTCCAAGCGTGACGGTCAGCGAGATCATTGGCGGCAACAGCAAAAACGCCGTCATCGTTGGCTTCTCATACACATTCTTCAACTGCGGCGACACGCGAGTGCAGCGGTTTGAGATGATCGTAACGCAGTCGATTGACGAGGCCGGATTCATCACCATGAGTCGATCCGGCACGCTGTCCGTGTCACGCAGACCCGGCCAATCGACCGCTCCGCTCAATACGCCGGACACAATCATCACAGGCCCATCGCAAGCGACATCGACTGGCAACAGTCCAGACCTGTATCGCAGGCTCGTCGCGGGCAAGCCAGCACCGGGCTTTCGTCGCATCAAGCAGGAGTTCACGCTAGACGCAAGCCTGCATCACCTCACCTTTTCCATAGACGATCACTTGGTGCTGCGCGATCTGAAGTATCCGGTGATGATGGGCGATGCTTCATTCGATTATCAGCGCAGCCTAGACAATCCGCTCGGAACCAAGACCTTCAAGGCTAGTTTTGAGGGCGAGCCGGATACGCCCTCGCAGCAGTTGCTAGCAATTGCTTACGAGGCGGCGCAGGCCCGCATCGACTTCACAAACGATCTAATCCAATCGATCACGGTGCGAGAGCCAAGTATCTACTCGCGCAACAAGATCGAACTAGAGGTGACGGCAAAGGGACAGGGTTCTGACAAGGTTGACCCTGCGGTGATGAAGCAAATCTTCAGCGCACCGCATACAGGTGGCACGACAAAGTATGTCAACGCCTACCCGCAGCGTGGCGTATATCTAGAGAGCAACACTTTCCTAGAGTGGGATTCCTGCAACGCGCCGACACTGGTTGATGATGTCATTCCGAATCCCGAGGATTCACCACCGGGATCGACTATCACGGTCACGGATGAGAACAAGGATGCCCCGGTAGGCAACCCAGACGATCCCAAGACTACTCCAGTTGCGCCGGACGCTGGTATTCCGCAGACGGCCAACGGGGTCAAGCACTTTGAGTCCTCGCAGACCTACGAGATCGCCGATACGGGCATGGCGTATCTGGAATCGACCGGAGGCGCGTTCCAGTATCCGATCCAAGTCCGCACGCCCGTGGTGATGATCACGCAGACCGTGCGGATGGTGACGACGAGTTCTTCGCAGCCGATCCCGTGGCCGGAGATCAACGACGCATTCATCGTGAAGGCTCAGACCATCGCGGTAAACAATGCGCCAATCGACGCTACGGGCAAGCCGACCTACGCGATTGTGGCTACGCGCACGATTCAAGCGCAGGCATCGAACAGCCCCAACACCGTCCGCAGGACAGGCGGGGACGAACTCGGCGGGCCTCCGCGACTGGTGTACGCTCCCACAAGCATTGGGCAGGCACGCGACCCGTACAGCAAGGACAATCAAATCAACACCCAGCAAGTTGATACGAGCGGCACATCGAAGCAGATGGACTTCATCTAATGACCACCGTCATCGGTTCGATCACCTATAGCCCGGATGTCAAAAACCCGTTCAATGAATCGCTTGCGGGCTATGTCATCAATCGCAGCGAGACAATCGACGCGATGCTGGACAGGGCTGGGATTGATCCGAACAGCGTCAACTGCATCACCACTCCCCTGATCGGTGCGAGCCGCTACGCAGAGGTGTCGCTGCTTGTGGCGGTCAATGCAGCAAGCACGCCAACGGGCGGCACGAATCCATTGCCGGGAGCGCAATGGCTGAACGGTGTTGACGGATCAAATCGCTTTTCGATCATTGTTTGGGAACCGTTTGCGGGCAACACGGACAAGCCCGGAGGAGGCGACACGGGCGGGCCGATCACAGGGCCGGGTGTGGGTGGTGGAGAGATTCCAGACACTCTGCCGGATGTGGAGCCGGACACGCGCGGCGGCACGCGCGAGAGTTTCGCGCCACAGGGGTTGACCGCGCCAACCTACAGCACGCTGGCCTTGATGAATCTGGGGCGAGCATTGCGCTGGCGGGGCATGATTCAACTGTCGGCGCAAGAGTTGATGGTGAGCGTGACTGGCCCCGGCTTGATCGCCACGCTGCCCAACGCATCGCAGACGAGCGGTTTATGGGTGGTCAAGTTTGCCGATCCTCGGCTGTCCTTGCAGGCGCAGGGCATTGCGATGCCGTCGCGTGGCAATGATGGAACCACGGCCCTGTCCGGCTTCGCTGCCGACCAATGGAACATGCTTGCGGAGAACCCGCTGCATCTAGTTGCTGCCACCTGCAAGAGCAGCACCGCCTACGCGCCGAGCGACAATCCGGCT